CATCACTTTGCGCAACCCCAGTTAGTTCATGACGAGATTCCCTAGCCTTTTAGAGGTGCTTCGATGTAGGATGCAGGCCACACGGGTCACCTGGTGATCCATGAGTGGAGGTAGTGATATGCCGAAGGCCGGTGAGATCGGACGCTCCCGTCGGCGCAAGCCGAGCACCCTCAAGGAGCGGGAAGGCACGCTTCACGGAGAGCGTGAGAACAAGGCTGCGCCCAAGATGCACCCGGGGATCCCCTCTCCGCCGCCGTACTTGGCGAAGGACGAGGCCGCCAACTGGGAGCGGTTCGCCGACGTGCTCCACAACAGCTACAAGATCCTCAGCAAGGAGCACTTCGCGCTCTTCGAGAGCCTCGTGACCGTCTACACCCACGTGCAGCGGCTCGACCAGGAGATCAGGGACAACGAGCTGACGGTCGAGACCACCCGCTTCGACAAGGGTGGGAACGCCATCACCACGCTCTCGATGCATCCCGCCTGGGCGGCCCGCCGCGTGGCCGGGCAGGAGCTGCGCCAGCTCTGCGGTTCCTTCGGCCTCTCGCCCGCGGACATCGGTCGCGTGTCGAAGCTCACGCCCGACGACGGCGACGGCAAGAAGGACCCTGACGACGAGTTCGGGCATCGCGGTGTTGCATGAAGGCCAAGAAGCTCAGCGGCAAGAGCAAGAAGGTCGCCGCATCGAAGGACGCACGCAAGAAGCTCGCACCGATGAAGTTCGGTGGGGCGAAGCCGCGCAAGCAGCGCCACGTTCCGCAGCGCACGTTCCCTCGCTTGAGCGAGGGCGACGATGCCTCTGGGCCTCCGGACGTTCGCACCGAGCCCCGGACCGAGGGCGCTCCCGCGCCAACCCCACCCCCTCCGTCGCCCGCCAAGAGCTTCATCAAGGACCGAGCACCGCGCGACCACGTCGCGATGGCGCTCGAGTACGCACGAGCGGTGGTCGACGGCACCATTGACGCGTGTGTCTACGTCCGCCAAGCATGTGCGAGGCAGATCAACGACCTCGACCGCCTGGTCAGTGACCCCTCGTTCGCAGCTCTCTACACGTGGGACCCGGAGCGCGCGGGGCGCGTCTGCAGGTTCGTCGAGCGGCTGCCGCACGTCAAGGGCCCGAAGGCATCGGCCCACGAGCTGATCGTGCTCGAGGGTTGGCAGTGCTTCATCCTGACTACCGTCTTCGGGTGGCGGCGGCTCGACACGGGTGGTCGCCGGTTCCGCCGCGTCTACACCGAGGTGCCGCGGGGCAACGCCAAGTCGACCCTCTCGTCGGGCGTCGGCCTCTACTGCACCGCGGAGGACGGCGAGGAGGGCGCCGAGGTCTACTCCGCAGCGACCACGCGCGACCAGGCCAAGATCGTGTGGGGCGACGCCGCCGCGATGCTCAAGAAGCGCCCCGACTTCGCGCAGAAGATCGGGATGACCGTCCCGCGGTCGACGCTCGGCCTTGCGACGATGCAGCACCCGATGACCAACTCCAAGTTCGAGCCGCTGTCGCGCGAGTCGACGACGATGGACGGCAAGAACCTGCACGTCGCCATCGTCGACGAGCTGCACGCTCACAAGGACCGCGGCATCTATGACGTGCTCGAGACCGCGATGGCCAAGCGGTTCTCGTCCATGATGTGGATCATCACCACTGCGGGTTCCGACACCGCGGGCATCTGCTACGAGGTCCGGAGCTACGTCGTCAAGGTGCTCACCGGCGTCGTCGAGGACGAGAGTCAGTTCGGCATCGTCTACACGATCGACGAGGATGACGACTGGACCGACCCGAAGGTGTGGAAGAAGGCCAACCCGAACTGGGGTGTGTCGGTGATGCCCGACGCCTTCGAGCAGCTCGCTCAGAAGGCGATGCAGGTTCTCTCCGCCCAGAACAACTTCAAGACGAAGCACCTCAACATCTGGGTGAACGCCGACGTCGCCCTCTTCGACATGGCGGCGTGGGACCGTTGCGGGAACCCCGAGCTGCGCGAGGAGGACTTCAAGGGGCAGGAGTGTGTGGCGGCCATCGACCTGGCCTCGAAGACCGACATGGCAGCGAAGGCCAAGATCTTCAAGCGAATGGAGCCGCGCGCCGACGAGTGCGAGTCGTGCGGGCAGGCCGTCGGCGGCGCCGCCGGGCCGTCATGCGAGACGAAGGAGCATCACGGCGAGACCGAAGCTCACTTCTACGGGTTTCTCCGCTGCTACCTTCCCGAGGCCGCACTCCACGACGGGCGCAACGCGAGCTACGAGGGGTGGGCGCTCGACGAGCGTAGGTTCCTTGTGACCACGCCCGGCGATGTCATCGACTTCGAGGTCATCAAGGCCGACGTGCTCGAGGACCGGGACAACCACATCATCCTCGAGCTGGGCTTCGACCCATGGCAGGCGCAGATGCTCGCCAATCAGCTCGCGGCCGAGGCCATCGTCTGCACCGAGATCCGCGCGACGGTCGCGAACTTCTCCGCACCGACGAAGGAGTTGGGCGCGCTGATGCTCCAAGGCAGGTTCCACCACGACGTCAACCCGGTGGCTCGCTGGATGGTGTCGAACTGCGTCGGCCACTACGACGCGAAGGAGAACGTGTACCCGCGGAAGGAGCGGCCGGAGAACAAGATCGACGGTGTCATTGCCTTCATCATGGCGCTGTCGCGGCTCATCCTGCAGCCGGAGTCGCCATACTCGCCGACGCGCGGTTTCCTATCACTCTAGGTGCTGTTACCCCGTTGGGTAGTTGTGATATGTAAGTGCTGATGCATACTGGACATCTCCGGTCCAGCGTGGGACGCTCTGCGCGTAGGCTCGGCGGACGCGCCGAAGCCGTTGAAGGGGCCCTGACATGACTCGCAAGCGCTACTTCGGGGAGGACATCTCCTCAGAAGACATCAACAAGCCAGGCGGCATCGCCGGGCTCGACAGCACCGGTCGCGTGCCGGTGGAGAAGCTGCCGTTCACCACCGCCGCGTCCCAAGAGGACAGCGTCGCGAGCGACGTCGCTGGCGTGCGCGACGACCTCAACGCGCTCATCGCGAAGCTGCGAGCGGCGGGCCTGATGGACCCGACCACCACCACCACGACGTCGACCACGACCACGTCGACGACGACCACCACGTCGACGACCACGACCACGTCGGGCGGGTGACCGTCATGAAGAGGAGGGTGTTTCAAGTCGTTGCCGCCGACCTCATCGCGGTCGGCGGCATCGGTGCGTTCGGGTACGGGCTCTACCGCGTTGCCGGTCTGGGCGTGTGCCTCATGGTGGTCGGTGTCATCGCAGCGGCGGTCGGCATCATGCTCGACCGCAACGCGAGGTGATATGTTCGCCAGGGCACTCGCCAAACTGTTCTCGCCTCGGTCGTGGGGCGACGTCCGACCGGACGACCCGGCTCGCTACCTGCGGTACCTTCCGGTGCCGCAGCTCCCCTCGAACCTGCAGTTCACAATGGACACGGCGCTGCAGCTCAGCGTCGTGTGGGCGTGCGTCGACGTCATCGCGAAGGCCATCGCGGCGAGCTACTGGGACGTGCGCCGACGCGACGGGAAGAACTGGGTGGAGGCGCCCGACGACCCACTCGACTGGGTGCTGAACGTCCGGCCGAACCCGGAGATGACCGGCATCGGCTGGCGCGAGTGCATGCTGTACGCAGGCATCACCTGGGGCAACGCGTACAGCGAGATCGTCTTCGACCGGGCCAATCGGGTTAAGGAGCTGTGGCCGCTGCTCCCGGAGCGGATGACACCACGCCGCCGCCCTGACAAGGTCGGGTCGTTGTACTACGACTACTACACGCTCGACGGTCAGCACATCGAGCTGGAGCCACGCCAGGTCTTCCACCTCAAGGGCCCGAGCATCACCGGACTGATGGGCGAGAACGTGGTCGCCCGCGCCGCCAAGTCCATCTCGCTCGCCATCGCCGCTGAGCGGTTCGCCCTGAGCTTCTACGGCAACAACGGCATCGTCGGCTCCCGCCTCGTCTACCCCGGGAAGCTCGACCCCGCCACCCACCAGCGGCTCCGCGACGAGTGGGACGAGAAGCGGCAGGGCGCCGACAAGGCGCACAAGCCGATGATCCTCGAAGGTGGGATGAAGCTCGAGCAGGACACCCCCGACGCAGGCTCGACCGCGATGGTCGAGTCTCGCACGTTCCAGGTGGAGGAGATCTGCCGGTGGTTCGGCGTCCCGCCGCACAAGGTCCAGCACCTGATGCGCGCGACGTTCAATAACATCGAGCACCTCGGCCTCGAGTTCACGCGCGACGCACTCGTCCCGTGGGCGAAGCGGCTGGAGCAGGAGGCTGACTTCAAGCTCTTCAGTGACCGCGGTCCGCGCCGGTCCACGAAGCTCGACACGACCTGGCTGTCGCAGGGTGACAACGAGAGCCGCGCGAAGGCGGCCGTGTCGTGGCGCTCCGCGGGCGTCAAGACGGCCAACGAGATCCGCCACGAGGAGGGGCTCAACCCGCTCACCGGTCCCGAGGGCGACGTCGTGCTGGTCGGCTCTGGGATGAAGACCATCAAGACCGTCCTCAAGGAGGAGGAGCAGGTCGGGAAGCAGCCCGCGCTGAAGGCACTCCCGCCCGGTGCACAGCCCGAGGACCCGGAGAAGGACGGCGAGGAGGATGCCTCCAAGACCAAGCAGGAGGGCGACAAGGCCAAGAAGGCGCCGAAGCCCGCCACCGACCGCGTGCAGCAGGTTGTGCGAGACGCGGCTGTTGCCCTCTTCGCCTCCGCCATCGATCGGTACAATCGCCGCCTCTCCAACCGGCAGGCCGACCTCGAGCGACACGGACACACCAAGGACAAGGTGCTCGAGAACCTCTCGCAGGAGAAGGACCGCCTCCGCCCGTGGCTCATCAAGGAGTGTGAGCGCGCTGTGGCCATCGTGAAGCAGGCATCGGGTGGTTCGACGATGGACGAGACCGATATCCTCGTGGCCGCGGACGCGGTCGACAACGGAGAGACACCGCACGTCGCCGCCGAGCGGCTGGTCTCCACGTACTTCGCGGCGACGGAGGTGGCACGTGGGTGACTTCAGGATCACGGTCGAGGGCGTGGGCAACCACGGCTGCGGCCGGCAGGCGAAGAGCGGCGAAGTGGTCGAGCGGTGCGGCGTGCCCAATTGCGTCGACTGTCTCGCGCTCGAGTTCGTGAAGAAGCTGATGGAGACCGGCGCCGCAATGGTGAAGTGCGACGACGGGATGGTGGCCCGGCTCGAGCACTGGCCGATCCGCGACGTGAACGGCAGGCGTAAGCGCGACAACAGCGCCGTCGGACCGGTCGACGACCTGATCGACGGCACCCGCCGCGGGTCGTTCGAGGTGTCCGGCCCCAGTGGTTGCCTCACCGAGAAGGAGGAGTGACCATGGCCTACAACCCGCGGCAGCACCTCGTCAAGGGACACCGGTTCTTCGCCCGCACCGCAGCGCCGAAGGCGGGCGCGAAGGAGGGGCACCTCTACGTTTACGACGTCATCGGCGACGGGTGGTTCGGTGGCGTGTCCGCCAAGCAGGTGGCCGACGCCCTCGACGACATGGGCGAGGTGAAGACGCTCCACATCTACATCAACTCCCCCGGTGGCAGCGTCTTCGAGGCCAACGCCATCTTCGAGAACATCCGCAGGCATTCCGCCCGCAAGGTCGTCCACGTGGACGGGCTCGCCGCGTCGGCCGCCTCCGTCCTCGCGATGGTCGGCGACGAGGTCATCACCTCGTCCGGCGCGATGTGGATGATCCATGACCCGTGGAGCATCGCGATCGGGAACAAGGCGGACATGCTCGCCGCCGCCGAGATGCTCGACAAGGTCCGTGGCACGCTCGTCGACCGCTACGCCGCGCGGACGAAGCAGCCGAAGGACACCATCTCGAAGTGGATGGAGGACGAGACCTGGATGTCCGCGGCGGAGGCCAAGGAGCGCGGCTTCACCGACTCCATCACCGAGGAGGAGGGCGTCGAGGAGGAGGACGACGACGCCAACGGCACGCTCGCGTTCCTCGACAACTACAAGAAGACGCCCGACGCGCTCCGCGCGAAGGCGCGCGACACGCGTACGCTCCTCGCCCGGATGGAGATGAGCCTCGCGAAGCGCGGCATCCGGGCGGAGGACCCCGACGAGGACGAGGAGGATGACGAGGACGTCGAGGACAAGGGAGACTGCCCGGACTGCAAGGACGCAGCCGTGAAGGGATGCGGGTGCTGCGCGTCGTGCCACGGGTCCGCCGCGAAGGCGAAGAAGTGCGACTGCTCGTCGAAGGACAAGAAGCCCTGCGGCTCGTGCTGCGCGGGGTGCAAGACGGAGCACAAGGCGAAGAGCAAGACCAGCCGGGCCAGCCCGGCGGGGAAGGACCCCGGCCAGCCGGGCAAGAAGTGAACCGCAGCGAACCACACGGAAGGGAGAACCAGATGCGAATCATCGAGAAGCTGCTGGCCATGGTCTTCGCGACCAGTCAGCAGGTGGCGATCGAGGAGCTGAACAACAAGCTCCTCACGCTGAACGAGGAGGCGAAGTCCATCCGGGCGGCGGCCGACGCCGACAAGCGCCAGCTCACCGACCAGGAGGAGCAGCAGCTCCAGCAGATCTTCGTGGCCTTCCAGGCCACCGAGGGTGAGATCGCGCAGCGCGAGACCCTCGAGAAGATGGAGAACAAGCTCGCGCAGCCCGCGGGCCGCCGCGTCCCTCCGCAGGACCCCAACGCCCCCGCAGCCGTCCACGAGGACGAGCCGCGCCGCCCGGCGCGCACCTTCACCGACACGACCACCGCGAAGGGCAGCTGGGGCTGGCGGTCCTTCGGTGAGTTCGCCCTCGCCGTCCGCAACGCGCCGCGCGGCAAGGTGGACCCCCGCCTCGTCGGCAACGCGCCCTCCCCGCTCACCTCCGAGGGTGCCGGCGCCGACGGCGGCTTCACCGTCCCGCCCGACTTCCGCACGGAGATCGTGACGAAGATCATGGCGGAGGACTCCATCCTCGGCCGCACCGACGGCCAGACCACCACGTCCAACCAGCTCACCGTCCCGGTCGACGAGACCACGCCGTGGCAGTCCACCGGCGGCATCCAGGCGTACTGGGAGGGGGAGGCCGCGCAGATCAGCGCGTCGAAGGTCGCCCTCAACTCCGTCACCGTCCGCGCGTACAAGCTCGCCGCCCTCGTGCCCGTCACCGACGAGCTGCTCGAGGACGCTTCCTCGCTCGCGAACTACCTGCGCAAGAAGACCCCGCAGAAGTTCGACTTCAAGATCAACGACGCGATCATCAACGGCGACGGCGTCGGCAAGCCGAAGGGCGTGATGGCCTCGGCGTTCAAGGTCTCGGTGGCGAAGGAGCTGAACCAGACGGCGGCCACCGTCAACATCACCAACATCCAGAAGATGTGGTCGGCGATGTACGCCAAGTGGCGCGGCAACGCGGTGTGGCTCATCAACCAGGACGTGGAGCCCCAGCTCCAGAGCCTGAAGATCGAGGGCGCGGCCTCGGGCGTGTTCCCGGCCTACCTGCCGCCCGGCGGGTACTCGTCCTCGCCGTACGCCACCCTGCTCGGCCGCCCGATCATCGTGACCGAGGCCTGCCAGGCGCTCGGCACCGAGGGCGACATCATCTTCGCCGACCTCTCGCAGTACCTCTCCGTCACGAAGACCGGCGGCATGCGGCAGGACGTGTCGATCCACCTCTGGTTCGACTACGACGTGACCGCGTTCCGCTTCATCATGCGCATCGGCGGGCAGCCGTGGTACAACACGCCGATCTCGCGGAAGAACAGCGCGAACACGCTGTCGGCCTTCGTCACCCTCGCCACCCGGTCGTAACAAGACCACGCAAGGAGAACTGACATGAGCGCCAACAGCAACGTGAAGCCCAAGGCCATCTTCCCCGTCCTCGGCGCTGACACCGCGGGGGCCAACGGAGCCCCGGTGTCCGTCGCCGCGGCCGGTACCCTCAAGACCGGCTGGGTCGCGGTCGCCGGGTACCACTGGCTGTACCTCCTCGTCATGATCGGCGTCGTCGACGGCACCGGTGCGGTGACCTGGCAGCAGGCCACCGCGGCGGCCGGGACGAACGCGAAGGCACTCGAGGCCGACGAGTTCAACACCACCGACGGCGAGATGCACATCACGACCGGTGCGACGGACGACGGCAAGGTCAAGATGGCGTGCGGTCGCACCGACCGCCTCGACATCAACGGCGGGTTCACCCACGTCCAGGCGACCCTCACCGTGACCGGCGGAACCGGCTCGCTCTTCGCGATGGCGGTGCTCGGCGGCCCCGCCCCGTACCAGAGCTGATGCCGGCCAGGGACACCCCCGCTCGTCCGGATGCTCTCCCCGGCCGGGCGGGGGTTCCCGTTTCAGTAGTGTGAGGAGGAACGATGTCGACGGTCACGCGCACGGGCAAGACGATCTCGGGCATCACCAACTCCTCCGACCCCGTCGCGACGTGCGTCGCGCATGGTCTCACGGCCGGGCAGACCGTCATCTTGATGGGCGCGCTGTTCGGCGCGAGCGGTGCGCTGCAGGTCGCCCCGCTCGACGGGCAGGTCTTCACGGTCGCCGTGCCAGACGTCGACCACTTCCAGCTCCTCGGAGCCGACACGAGTGCGCTCGCTGCGTGGGCGTCGGGCGGAGAGGTGCTGCTCACGCCAGCGACGACGGTCGCGCTGAGCCTCACGACCATCGAGAAGGTCAAGGGCGAGCTGAACCTGACGGGCAGGGCGGTCACCGCCATCTCCGCGGCGAACCCCGGCGTCGTCACCTGCGTCGCGCACGAGTTCCAGCAGAACGACGAGGTCGTCATCTCGAAGGTGAGAGGGATGACCGAGCTGAACGGTGTCACGGTCGTGGTCACCCCGATCGACGCCGACCATTTCTCCATCGGAATCGACACCTCCGCCTACACCGCCTACGCGGGCGGCGGGTTCGCAGCGGTCGAGGACGTGTACCTCGCCGAGCAGATCGTCGATCAGTCCGCATTCTTCATCAAGCAGATGGGCCGGGCGAGCCTCGCGCTCCCGCAGGAGCAGGTCGAGGTCCGCAGTGGCGACGGCGGCCGGAGCGTCACACCGTACATCCTGCCAATCCAGTCGGTCGTGAGCGTCACCATCGACAATCAGGTCGTGCCGCGCCGCCCGTTCCCCGGCGAGCCCGGGTGGATGTGGGACAACAACCGGGTGATGCTCGACGACTACGCCACGGGCAACCCCTTCCCGGGCGACTACGCACCCTACTACGTGGACGGGTCTCGCTGGCGCTTCACGCGCGGCGTGGGCAACGTCGTCATCCGCTACCTCGCGGGCGTTGCGGTCCCCGACGACGTGAGCCGCGCGGTCACGGAGCTGGTGGCCTACCGCTATCGCAACCGCGACCGCATCGGCCTCCGCTCCCGCTCGCTCCCGGGCGGGCAGGGCGGAGAGCTGGTCACGTACATGGTCGACGCCATCCCGCCGTCTGTGCAGGCTGTCCTCGAGCGCTACTACGTCCCGAGCATCTCGTGACCAACCGTATCATCAGCGCGCAGGTCATCGGCACCGACGCCGTCGTTCAGCGGTTCAAGCGCCGCGAGGAGAAGCTGCGCACGCGGATGCGCGAGACGATGGCCGACCTCGGCGAGCAGCTTCGCGCGGCGTCGGCGGCGAAGGCCCCGCGCGGCGACGAGCGCCAGGTCAGGCACCGGACCACGAAGGGTGGGAAGCTCGCGGCGAGCGCGCGCCTCAAGGTGTTCGACAAGGTGCTCTCCGTCGGCGCCCGCGTGTACTACAAGAAGTATTACGGCTTGTGGGTTGAGAGCGGGTACGGTCCCGTCGAGGAGCGTGTTCGCGGCTACACCCGGCGCGACCCGCGGCTGAACACGTATCAGATGACGAAGCGGGGGCTCCCCGGGAAGCGCAAGGCGTCGGTCGGCATCGTCTTCGTCCGGCCGTTCAACCGGACCGGCCGCGCCGCGCCGCATCCGTTCCTCGTGCCAACAGCGCGGTCGATGAAGGACTCGATCCGTTACCGGCTTGAGGCCGTCATCAACGGAACAATCGCGGAGGACTGACGAATGGGCGTTCCCGGCGGTCGCGAGCGGTACTACAAGGCGCTGTATGAACGCCTCACGCAGTACGTGACGGGCGCCAAGAATCACTACAGATGCACCCCGGTCAGTGCGGTCCCGACCGACAAGCAGCCCGCGTTCATCATGCATGTCGCGGATCAGTTGATCGACCAGCAGCCGCGGATGCCTGGCATTCACTTGCTTGGTGCCATCGTTGAGCTGG